GATATTGAAGTTTTGAGTCTAGGTGGTGATACCGATTCATGACATTTGCCAGTCCTACAGTATCTGCAAAGTAAGATAATGAACGATTTACCATAAAAGCAGGATATGCTTTTTCATCTTGGTCATCATTCATTATATCTTGTTTTGTATAATTAATACTTGTTACATAGTCAAAAGGATTCATTTAAATTCCGTGTTCAATGCCGCCGTCTATACCAGGCCATGTTTGGTGATCTATTACATCACTGATTATATCATTTAATTCACCAGATGTATACTGTCTAGTATCTTCTTTTTTATTAATGTGAATATCATTATAATAAAGTTGAGGTACAGTTTTGTGATTTTGTTCTCGGATGAAATTTAAAGCATCTTTATTTTCATTAACATTTATAATTTCATACTTATGAGATGTTTCATCAAGCATTGATTTCATAAGGTCGCAATATGGACAGTTTTTCATTGAATAGAGTGTTAACATATTTACCCCACTATGTTAAGTATGAAGCTATGCAATGCCTTGAACAGTACTGCATCTTGATATATCAAAAGCCATAATATAATTAGACCAATAGCCAGTCTCATTTAAAATCCACCTGTGCCATAATTTCTGTCATACAAGCAACAATATTAAGTTCATGATCAGCCACAAATGCATCTTTATATTGATAATCAGCTAAGATTAATACAAGCTGTGGTACACTTTGTGACTGAACATATTCATTCATGTTATCGTACAAACCTCTGAATATAGCATTAGTATCTATATCCATATGGTTTACGACCCATGATCTCATTTTCTTAAAGTCTTTTGTCTTTAGATGGTTGGCGAGGTCATTAAAGCCACCACTGACATGAGAGCTATCGCTCCCGTTAATCCCAACACCACTAATACTACGACGCTGTCCTTCATTGAGCACCCTCCTCCAGTCTGGAGCGTATTTCATAATGAGATCTGCAACACCCTTCTGCTCATACGCTACGTTTTCTTGATCTAATATGTATATAAATCTTTTGAAAAATTGAGCTGCAAGATCGGCTAAATCTTTTTTAGAGGTATTAAATTCATAGACGCCACATCGAGAGTGAAGTGGTTCAATAATACGATTCTTAAAGTTGCAAGTGAGAATAAATCTACAATTGTTACTGAATTCTTCAATGAATCCCCGCAAGGCAGGTTGTGTAGACTGGGGGTTAAGGTAATCAGCCTCATCGAGAATAACTACCTTATAACCTCCTTGCAGGGAAACACTAGAGGCAAACTGTTTAATTTTACCTCTAAGAGTTTCAATATTGCCTTCCTCTGAGCCGTTAATAATAATATAGTCTAAGTCAAGCTCTTTACAGATTGCTTTAGCTACGGTAGTTTTACCGAGGCCTGCAGTGCCAGTAAAAAGCATGTTAGGTAATTCACCCTTGTTTACAATCTCTTGAAACGTTTGTTTTAATGAAGAAGGAAGGATAGTTTCTTCGATTGTAATAGGACGATACTTCTCAACCCAGAGAAAGTCATTCATAATATAGTGTACCTTTATTCAGATTCTGCTGCTCGGTCTTGTTGATATGTTTCACACATTTGAATCATCTGTGTTGATTGATCACGCAGTTGCCCGAGGGTAGATAACTCTTCACCTTTTACAGCTCCTCTTTGTACCATAGTATCGATAACTGCAATTGTTGACCGACAAATACGATTCGATAGATCGTACATTGGTGCGTGTGATTCGTGTGCCATTTTCAGGTCAACCATGTTATTATTTGCCATTTTATTCTCCGTATGTTGATGACTTTTCGAGGGCAATCCAGTATACTACACTAGAATCCTCATTACTAAATTGTGAAATAAGTTTCGATGAAATTTTTACATTATAACTACCTGGAATCATTTTCAGGTTAGCAATGTTTACAATGAATTTAAATTTATCAGATTTGTATCCTCCATCTACAATGATTGAATATTCATTAGCTGTTGAGTTGTCTGGATCAACCACAGATAATTTAATAGATCCGTTATCGGGTTCAATTACAAGTTGACCATGACCAAAAACTGCTGCAGCTTTTTTCAGACTATTGGTTGTACTATCATCAAGACTAAACCATACATCTTCTTCAGGCATATTAATTGGCTTAGATGGCGTAGTAAGAATCTCAGGGTCTGAGTAATAGTAGGTAACCATAGCACGACCACCATTACCACCAATCCGCATAAAGTTCTCTTCAAATTTAAGCGATGGTGTATCTACTAATTGTAACACATTAAGGAACTCTTGTAAATCATAAATTCCTACTGTATTTCCAAACTCTTCTTCAACTGATGCTTCGGCAAGGATATTCTTTGCCTCAGAGATTGTCATAATCTTGTTACCAGGATTAATAACAATATTACTATTAATAGCAGCAAAGTTTTTGAGAACGCTTACTGTATCTGCACTAATTTTCATAATCAACTTCCTTTGATTTTACTAAAGTTTTTATCCTTGACAAACTCAAGTTTATTTCCAAATTTGCCATCAAGCATTTCACCTTTATGAGAGATAATAAAGATATTTGTATCATCTCCAAGAGTGTAAATGATTTTCATTAGATTATCAATACCTTCATGGTCTAACGAACTGTCAAACGTTTCATCTAATATCAGAAGATTAGTTGCAACACTGTTCTTCATCTTTGCGATTTGACGCCATGTAAACAGAAGTGCCAAGTCAATACGTTGCTTTTCACCTTCAGAAAACGAATCATATGTGAACGAGTCACGGAACCGAGATCTGATTGTTTCTTGAAAAGCTTCATCCAGATTGAACGAGACAAAAAAGTCAAGGATCTGGAGGTATTGATTGACAAGCTTATTTATAACAGGTAAATACTGCTTAATGATTTTTGTTTTGATTCCTGTGTCCTTCAACATTTCAAGTATGACACTATTATAACTTAAAGATTCGTTTAAGTACAATCTTTTTTCAAACAATGTATCTTTTTGATTGTTGAGTTCTACTAGATCCTCTTTAGACTTGGCTACATCACCATCATTCCCGCTGATCTTGTCGATGGCATCGGAGAGATTTTGTATCTGTCCTTGCAGCCGTACGATTTCTCTACTGTTAGAAGATATAGCTGCGGTTTTGTCTCTGATTTGACTTGAGGCATCATTGAGCCGTTCAAGAGTTGATTCCACAAGAGCTGATTGCTCAGCGACATTGTCCAACGCTTCTTGTAATTCCGAGGCTTTAGTTTTGGCGGAGGCGAGCTTCTCAGATCGTAAGTCCTCACCAATATCTTGGGAACATGTGGGGCAAGTATCATTTTCCTCGTAGAATTTTGAATCCTTGACAAGTGTTGAGACTTTTTGATTAAACTCGGCTTTGTAGTGTAACAGACTTTGCTTTTTATCGTTGTTCTTTTTAAGCCCTTCTTCAAGCCCTTGGGATAAGGTTTCAATCTCTTCTGACAGTTCGTTAATCTCAAGATTGAGCTCATCGATTTGGTCTTGCGCTTCATCGATCTGGTCTTGTTTTTCTTCAATCTGATCATTACTCAGTGCCTCCACTTCATGGATATATTTCTTTTGTAGATCAATCTTATCTTTTGTTAGTTCAAACGAATAGTCGTTGTCTTTAATCTCCTCTTTCAAAAGACTATTCTTTTCCTTTAGAAGACTATTCATTTTAGAGAAAACATTAATGTCCAGAAGATCCTCGATAACATCACGCCGATTCTGTGCACTCAGCTGCATGAAGGGAATGAAGGAGGAAGAGCCGAGAACAACGATCTGGTGGAACGACTTATGGTTCAACTTAATGATGTTTTGTTCGAGGATCTTCTGGTACTCTTTGGCATGGGATGACTGATTTATCATCTCCTCGCCTTTCCATATCTCAAACTTATTTGGCTTAATGCCACGCACTACACGAAAGTCTGAGCCTAATACGTTAAATGTAACCTCAACAAGTGTACCCTTACCATTAATACTGTTTACAAGTTGTGGTTTACTAATATTTCTGTGTGCCTTACCAAATAAGGCAAAGCTAAGGGCATCAAGCATAGTAGACTTACCAGCTCCATTATGCCCTACAACTAATGTTGTACTATGTGATTGGAAATCAATCTCTGTCCACTTATCGCCTGTTGACAGAAAGTTTTTCCACTTTAGTGTCTTAAATTTAATCATGCTATTTCGAGAGCTTGTGCCTCTGTCATCAACTCATGCATTTCTTTTTTAATACGATCTTTATCAAGTTCAGTATCAACTGCATCAACATAGCTGTCTAGTAATACCGTAGTATCCTCAACAGACACGCCCTCATCCTCCACATTATCCCCAAGAAACTCGTTAAAGTTCTCTGCAATTTTCAATTCATGTATTGCTCTATTCTGTATTCTATCAACAAATCTATCAAATGTAAACAGGTCATTTTTATTTTTTACAACTATTTTTACAAACTTCCCATCTAGTTGTTCTAAGTCATAATCATCATAATCTGTGTTACTATCATCATAATAGATACGATGGAAAAGAGTATGGGTATTACGAACAGGTGTAAGTTCTCTAGTTTCAGTATCAAGAACGTGAAAATATTTTTTATCGTGAGCATCATTCCAGAAAAACTCCAGTTGCGAGCCAAGGTACGTGATATTGTCCTGCTCTGATTTTGTATGAAAATGCCCTGACAGTACTTTTTCAAATCGATTGAAAATACTACGATCTAAGCCATGAGGTGCCCGCTGTCCTTTAAACATTTCATAACCAGCTATTTCAAAGTGCCCGCCGATCCAATCACATTTGGCATTCTTAAGAAACTCTAGAGATTGATCTTCATTATCTTTATCAATCCATGGCACAAGTCCAATTTTCATTGATCCATATTCCATAATAGTAGGATCATGAATAATATTAACTTCATTCATATAATGACCAAGAAGTTCTTTTAGTGAGTTTAGATCACCTGTATTTTTGTAATAGGTGTCATGATTACCACGAATAATATCCATGGTCATTTTATTTTCTCTTAGCGGTTTAAGAAACGAATGGCGGTTGCGGCTAAGAGCACGGAAATTGATAAATTTCCTGTTATCATAGTAATCGCCAAGGTGAATGATATGGCGAATATTATGTTCCAAACAATAAGGAAAAAATATATCGCTATAAAATTTCTCTGCATTATCGATAAAAATGTCAGAAGAATTCCTAATGCCAGCATGTGTATCATTGAGTATCGCTATCTTCATAAAAAATCACCAAGGTCAGAATCAACATGAATAGTTCGTTTAGAAAGCTTCTTTTTCTTTTTTTCTTTTTCAGCAAAGTGTTTAAACTCTGTATCTTTCTCACGGACTTTATCAATTCTATCCTTGAGCTGATTAACAAAGGCATTCATCACTTGACCAGATGTTGCATCACCATTTTCAATAATGAATTCTTCTACACCAGATTGAGTCATATATTTAATCTTCACATCCTGCTGTTTTTTCTCTTTTGCAATACGGCGAAGAAATGCGTACCATGAAATCTGTGTAAAATATGCAAAAGCATTAGGTTTACCCGTGCGGGTGGCAGCCTCTAGATTGTAATTCTCAATTGCCTTTAAACAGTTTTCAACTGCATCCATAACCATTTCCTCACGATATGTGTATCGAATGAAATTAGACTTATGAGATAATCCTTCAGCGATCTTAAGAAAACACCTTGCAATGTAATCAGGCACTATAGGAAGTTGTTCACCGTTATTTCGGGCTTCATTTAAAGTTGTTACGTATTGTACTACTGCTTGAGAAAAATCTGCATTATTTACGTAATGCGGCCGGTCCTGTGGTTTCATAATAAATTCCTTCAAGTATGATATTATTCTACACTATATTGATAAGTTTGTACACAAAAAATATTTTTATAAATGTTAAAATAATTGTGTACAGTTCCGAAAAACCTGTGTATAATTAAAGAGTGGTGCTGAGGGGGAGAGAGTATACCCTATTCTTCATCTCTTGTTTTATACTGCCATTCATCAGTATGGCCCACTGACCATTTAGGTTCAGTTTCAACTGCATAGTTTTGAGTACAAACCTTAAAATCTGGTCGTAATAATTTATCTGGCGTCAAGGAGCTATCTCGGAAGAGAACCCGGTTATTAGGCTGAGCAGCGAATTGACCATTGTCGAGTCTAATAACATTAAATGATTTGTGCTCAGGGTCATGTTCTGAGAAGTTGGTGTCAATGATGGAAGTATCCCGGTGACAATTATCGATGGTAAATTCGTATTCACCAGCGTGCATGCGTTTGTCTTTACCAAAAAATTCGCATCGTGACAAGATTGGTTTTTGGACAACGGTAATGTCGTAATCAAAACAATCCCAAAGCTGAAGCACATCAAGCGGAAGTAATTCGTCATGATCTGTTTTCCAAACAAAAGCAGAGATTGGTAACTTATCATAAAGCGCGCCATAGTCAGTTAAGAGGGTTTCAAAATATAATGCTTTGTACTTTACACTCTTTACACTGATCCATATGCCAGGTGTGAACTGACCTTCGTATGCTGGATCTAGATCGTAAAGATATTCTTTCCGAACGTATACAGAAATTGGAGGTAAAGGATGCACTAGAAATGCCATTAATGTAGTTTATCTTTATCAAATCTTTGAAATGGAACAATGTTGTCATTGTGATTACTATCTGTATTTATGTCAATCCCAAGCTCTACTAATCTAGCTTTTAAATTTTCTTCCAGCTCGTCGTCAGACATTTCTGTTTTTTTAATAGCATCTTCATATTGTTTAAGCATATTTGGATGCGGGTTACCGGCTGACATAATATGGATAGAATTAATGGTATTAAAAATATCATCAGCTGACTGAAACATCATCCATGGTTTAATAGCAAAATATCTTACAGCTCTAATCGGATCATCAGATATATCGACCACATAAGCCCGACGAACCACAATATTCGGGTCAGTTTTGGTGTTCCATTCAACAACTTCACAGATTATTTCATCACCATTTGACATTACAAATTGTTTTATATCACCCATCTAGGTCTACCTTTATTATTTTGTAATTGAACTGTTCTTTTTCATAAATTTTTACTCGCTCTGCAGAATGGAGAAGTGTAAAGTTTTTCTGTTGTTTCCAATGCAGATCATCTGCAATATCAAATAGCTTAGTTGTTCTACCATCGTCTGATTGTCTAAGTCCTCTTCCAATTGATTGCAGAACTTTAATCTGAGACTTTGACGGACTAGCAAAGATAATATTATGCAAGTTTCGTATATTTATACCAGTAGAAAAAGTACCTAGACTTGCAACAATAACTGCATCTTTTTGTTTTTCTACTATCTTACGAATAGCTTCTCTATCAGCTGTATCAGTTTCGCCAGATACGTAAAAAACCTTTCTTTCTTCAGCTGCTTTATTACTTATCAGTTCAAAGAGTGGCTTGCCATGAGCATCCACACGCTGGAATAAGACGAGAGTGTTGCCATCAGAGCCCAAAGCCAAATTACGAATAAACCGATTACGACCTTCATGTCCCACAATAAAGTCAATTTCTTCTGCATATGTTTTCTTTCCAAAGTCTTGTCTTACTGATTCAGGATAGTTCATGAGTAAGACTTTAATATCAAGTGGTGCTAGTGTTCCATCATCCTGTAGATTCTTAGTCTTTGTGACATTATAGACTGGACCAAATAAACCCTCAAGTACTAGTTTATGCGTTTGAGTTCCGTCTAATGTACCAGTTGTACCGAATCTGTATTTA